GCTTGGGTTGGTGTTGGATTTTCACAAGAAAAAAACTCACAAAGACATTTCAAGTTAACTAATGATTGTGAAGTAAAAGCAGTTGCAACATCAAAGGATGCGTTAAGAGGTTACACACCTACAATTCTAATTTTCGATGAGGCTGCGTTCATTGACGCGGACGGTGATTTTTGGTCTGCTTGTATGGCATCCTTGTCTACAGGTGGTAAAGTAATTGTCGTTTCTACACCTAACGGGTACGACCCAATCTATTATGAAATTTATGACCAAGCATTAAGAAATATGAACGATTTCAAAATATCAGAGATGTTTTGGTATCGCGACCCAAGATATACAAAAGATTTGTATATGGTAAAAACAAACGATTTGGTTCATTTTTTATTGAATAGAGAGGAATATGCTGCCGATGTTGTGGTTGATTTATCGGTAGACAATCCTTATGAGAGAGACCATTCAGTTGTCACAGAATATATCAAACAAGGATATAAACCCTGTTCTGCTTGGTTTGAGGGAATGGTAAAAAAACTCAAGTACGATAGAAGAAAGGTGGCTCAGGAGTTGGAATGTAACTTTTTAGGTTCAGGTGATAACGTATTCGAATCTGAAATTCTACAAAACGTATCTCAAAATACTTTACAAGAACCCGGTGCAAAACTTATGGGCGGAGCCTTATGGATATGGAAAGAACCCGTCCTCGGTCACAAATATGTTATGGGGGTAGATGTTTCGAGAGGAGACTCAGAGGATTTTTCCTGTATAGAAATTATCGATTTTGATGAGAATGAACAAGTATTGGAGTATGTTGCCAAAGTACCACCTGACGTTGTGGCAGAAATAGCCTATAAATGGGGAACAATGTATGACGCATTTTGTGTTGTGGATTTGACAGGTGGTATGGGCGTCGCAACTGCAAGAAAACTACAGGAGCTAAATTACAAAAATTTATATATTGACACTGTTGATAACAACAATAAGTGGAAATGGGACCCAAAAATTAATGAAAAAATTCCTGGTATAAATTTTAATAGTAAACGTGTTCAAATTATTGCCTCATTCGAAGAAGCAGTTAGGCATGGATTTAAAGTAAGGTCCCATAGGTTGTATAATGAAATGAATACATTTGTATACATTAATGGAAGACCTGACCATCAAAAAGGTCATCATGATGATTGTATTATGGGAATATCTATGGCAACATATGTCGCTGAAAAATCGTTCCAACAACTGACAAAAAATTTAAACCATACGAAAGCGATGATTGATTCATGGGCGGTTTCTGTGAATGAAAATAAAAATTCATCACAATTCTTTAATCCTATGATACCACAGACTACAGAAAAAAAGCAATATTTTCCAAATCAAGGACCGAGTAGAAGCGATTACGAAAAATATAAATGGTTGTTCTATTAGACATAACTATTTATATTATTAAGGAAAAAAGTAAAATTAAAAAATGGCGGATAACAATTTAACAGTTTGGCAACGATTAGGACAGGCATTTGGACCTAACTCACTTTTGGGTCAGGATTATCCTACGTTCAAATTTGATAAAAAAGAGTTATTAAGAACTCAAGACAAGGCAACCTACGATAGAGAAAAACTACAAGCACAACAAACTTTTTACATTGCAAATCAATGGGCTAAGATTGAAAATAACCTTTATTCACAAGCCATTTATTACGAACCGTCAAGACTATCGGCAACTTATGACTACGAATCGATGGAATATACGCCAGAAATTTCAGCGGCGTTAGACATATATGCTGAAGAATCCACAACAGTCAATGAAGATGGGTTCATGCTTCAAATTTACTCTGAGTCAAAAAGAATTAAAGCGGTATTGGCCGATTTGTTTAATAACACATTAGACATCAATACAAACTTACCAATGTGGACAAGAAACACATGTAAGTATGGAGATAATTTTGTTTATTTAAAACTTGACCCTGAAAAGGGTATTGTCGGTTGTCAACAATTACCAAATATAGAAATTGAAAGACACGAAATCGGAATGATGGAAAAAACTCCTGTAGTTCCTGGCAAGACTGAAGCAAAAAGACAACTAACCTTCGAGTGGAAAACAAAACAAATGACATTCCAAACATGGGAAATTGCCCATTTCAGATTACTCGGAGATGATAGAAAACTACCTTATGGTACTTCAATGTTAGAAAAAGCAAGAAGAACTTGGAAACAACTATTACTATCCGAAGATGCTATGATGATATACAGAACTTCAAGAGCTCCTGAGAGAAGAGTGTTTAAAGTTTTTGTTGGAAACATGAACGATGATGATGTTGAAGCATATGTAAACAGAGTTGCGGATAAATTTAAGAGACAGCAAGTTATAGACTCCAAGACAGGGAATGTTGATATGAGATTCAACCAAATGGCGGTTGACCAAGATTATTTCATTCCTGTCAGAGACCCATCAACACCATCTCCAATTGAAACTTTGCCTGGTGCAACAAACCTTTCTGAAATAGCGGATATCGAATATATTCAGAAAAAATTATTAACTGCACTTAGAGTACCGAAAGCATTCTTAGGATTTGAAGAAGTTGTGGGTGACGGTAAAAATCTTTCATTACAAGACATCCGTTTTGCAAGAACTATTAATAGAATTCAGAAAAGTATGATTCAAGAACTTAACAAAGTTGCAATCATACATTTATTTTTATTAGGTTTTGAAGATGAAATAGATAATTTTACATTAGGGCTGACAAATCCATCTACACAAGCAGATTTACTCAAAATTGATGTTTGGAAAGAAAAGGTATTACTGTATAAGGACTTAGTCTTAGACCCTGGAAACGGTATCGCAGCCACATCTTCTACGTGGGCCAAAAAACATATATTTAATTTCTCAGATGACGAAATTAGAACTGATTTACTACAACAAAGGTTGGAAAGAGCTATAGGAGAGGAATTGAAACAAACACCAACAGTGATAAGTAAGACCGGTTTATTTGATAACATCGATAAGCTTTATGGTCAATCTAGCGGTGGTACAGTCACTCCACCTAGCGAAACACCTATGGGTGGTGAGTTAGAACCTCTAAGTCCTGAATTTGGTGCTGAGGGTGGTGAAACACCGGCACCTCCACCACCGCCACCACCTGGAGGTGAGGGAGAAGCGTCTGTAACTCCAGAATCAAAAATCGAAAGATTAAACATTTTGGTTGAAAATAATGTGTTGGAAGGTAAAAGTTTTATAAATTTGAGTCAGGGAAGAGATTCTTTGGGAGAAATTGACAAAGAACTTGATAAGTTATTAAATCTGTAATATTTATATTCAAATTAAATAAAATTTTATATGACATTCGGTTTAATAAAGTCCATAATAGAGGAGAATCTCCTAGAGTCTTACAAAGATGAAAAATCATTCAAAAGAGCGATGAATGAGTTCAAACAAAATATTTTGAACAATAAAGATATTTCCAAAGTTTATGCTTTATATGATGAACTTTCTAAACCACAAGGTCTATCTGTAGATGATGCGAAAGACTATTTGTCTGAAGGAATTTCGGTAATTCAAAAGTTACTTGAAAAAATTAAGCTCCCAAAAGTTATTGGTGAATCTAAGGTTGTTAACAAATATAAACTTATTGATGATTTAGTTTACCTAAATAATGTTTCTAATTTATTTGAAAGAGTAGAAATAAAAAAACAAATTATTAAAAACTTACAAGGAAAATCAAAAATTTCTGAAAGTCCCATTAATATACCAATTAGTAGTATGGTTAAAATTGCAAATCAAACGATTAACAGTTACATCGATGGGTTAGATGAGGAATCGAAGAAAGAATTTTTTGAAATTATTAAAGAAGATAATTCTACTTTGGAGAGTAAATTTGTATCATTAAAGGAGATGGCGCTTGCAAAATTAGTTCCATTGGCTGAACTACAAAATGACGATGATACTAAAAATAAAATCGAAGAGACAATTAAAAAAATAGAAGAAGACACGTTCAGTCAACTCAACTTTTTGAAGTTGAAAAAACTACATCAGTCTCTCTAAGAATTTTTAATTTTTTGGGTATAAACCGCTTTTAAAATCTGTTTTCTTTTGATTACAGATTTTTTTGTATACTCCTTTTTGTCATGCAATTTTTGTTGTTGCTTGGTTTTTATAACCTTAGACTTGAGTACTTTAAGCGCCCTTTCGATAGTATCTTTTCCTTTTATTTCAACTATTAACATATATTACAAATATCGCGAATTATACAAAACTTTGACTAACAGTTTATAATGTGTTATGTTTATAAAAAAAACATAAACTAAGTAATATGAAACTGAATGAAAAAAGGGAAAAGTGTGAAAATGAATTTATCACCATCTTTTAAATCTATGTATGGTACGGTAGATTCTAAAAATTTGAAATCATTGTATATAAACATACAATCGTGGGTTTTACCAAAAACAGAATTAGATAATTGGAACAGAGTTGTTTGTAACCTGAGCAGAGAGCTGAAACACACGGTATTTGATTCTATAGATACTTCGGTTTTCGTAAAGAATACAATTGTGGATTTAGATTTGAGAACTAGTGGAATTTGTTCAGGTAAAAAGTCTTTTTTTAATTTAGAAATCAATCTTTTTTTAGAAAAACAAGTAGATTTTAAATCTTCGGAATTGAAAGATTCAATCAAAAAAATTGTCAGAAACATCCAAAAGACAAACATAACCAACAACGACTATTTTGAATTTTCTATGACTAAAAAGTAAAAATCATAAACTATTGTTTAATTGAAATATTTATTTAAAAAATAGTTGATGGAAAAAAAATTAAGAATCCTCGAAGCCCACGAAGTTGGACATGGAATATTAATAGAAATGGATGCTGGATTTGTTTCTCCTGTTTCAGGTGAAAATCTAAAATTTATAAAAGAAGGTAAACAATTTGATTATAGAAACCCTTTCGAATTTTATGCGGTATTACAAAAATACGATACACCAAATAGAAATGGTAGAACTTATTCTGAAAAAATTTTAAAGAGAGAATCAGAAAAATATAAGACATTAATTGAGAAAGGATTGGCCACTTCAGAATTGAACCACCCTGAGTCATCTTTGATTGATTTAGATAGAGTGTCTCACGCAATTACAGATATATGGTGGGATAAAAATATCTTGATGGGAAAACTTAAATTATTAACTTCTCCAGGTTTTCATGAAAGAGGTATTGTTACTACGAAGGGAGACATTGCTGCAAATCTATTAAGACAAGGAGTAACTTTAGGTATATCATCAAGGGGTGTCGGTTCTCTTAAAAAAGTTGGAGACAGAAATGAAGTACAAGATGATTTCGAGTTGATTTGTTTCGACTTGGTTTCTTCACCTTCTACACCTGGTGCATATCTTTTTGACGATGTTAGCGAGAGAGAAAAGTATGACGAAAACTTAGAAGAAGAAAGAAAAATTAGAATGGGTACCGAACCAAAACTTAACCAGTCTATTGATTTAATGAAAAAATTAACCGATTATTTATCAAAATAATCAGTATGGATGAGAAATACTTTGTTGCGAAAGTAACATATGATTTACCTGATGACAATACAGGTAAAGTAAAAAAAATCAGAGAAGAAAAACTTGTTAAAGGTTATTCTGTAACAGATGTAGAAGCAAAAGTTACAAAAAAATATGAAGGTTTTTCTTATGATTGGAGAATAACTTCAGTATCAGAGAGTAAAATAGATGAAGTTATTGAAGATTAAAAAATTAAAAGTGGTCAAAAATGACCACTTTTTTTATGCTCTGAAATTAATAATTTACTGAGAATTACCACTTAATACTAACTTTTTTTAATAATGGAACTATTTATTGTTTAAAAAAAGGAAAACTATGCAAGAAAATAAGAATCTTGTTGAAGAGGCACTTATTCAAATGAAAAATGTTGAAGAAGCTATTGCCGAAAATGCAAAAGGAATACTTGCTTCTACCATGAAGGAAGAAATCAGCCAATTAGTAAAAGAATCTCTTTCTGAACAAGAAGAGTTGGATTTAGATGTAACATCTGTAGATGACGAAGACTCTAATCTATCAGATGAAGATGATGACGCTACCATTTCTTTAGACACTGAAGTTTCTTCTGACGATGACTCAGAAGAAATGGATATGGATATGAGTATGGATGCTGACTCTGATAATCCAATCGATTTACGTGACGCATCTGACGAGTTTATTTTGAAAGTATTTAAGTCTATGGGTGAAGATGATGGAATCATCGTAAAAAAAGACGGTGACGACATTCATTTAACTGATAATAATACAGATTCAGAATATCTTGTCAAACAATTAGGTGAATCTGAAGAAGAAAATTATGAAAGTATGGAATACAACGAAGAAGATGATAATGTTCAAGATGTAATAGATGCTATTTTCTCAGACAGTTCTGATGTTTCTGATGATTCAGACGAAGTTGTTGATGATGAAGAAGTTGTTTATGAAATTGAATTCACTGAAGACGATGAT